TCATATCGTGTGCCAACACCCAATTGAACGTCAAGTTCTTTTCTCATTTGCGCTGTAGTGACACTACTTAAGATTGATCTTTCAGAAACGTCAATCAGTCTAGATAATTTAGAATATCTAAAATATTTTGAGAATTGATTGATCTCATTTGTATTGTACGCTTTAATTGTGTCGATTACAAGTTGTTTAATTTCGGCCGAAGTTGATATTGTTGCATCAGATTGATACTTCACAGTCGCATCAACAATAATAAATAGATACTCAGGATCAACAATTTCTGTAGATATAGTTAAAACTTTTTTAGGTTTAATTACAGAATTAATTAAATTGAGTTTTTCTGTTGCAGTTAGCACATCGCCTGTTGTTGGTTTAATTGCAATAAATACTTTTCCAAATGTTGGTGGTTCATTATCTTCACCACCCCACACAACGCAAGAATCTACTGTCGCTTGCTGTAACATTAGAGTTTTATAGTCATCTGCTGTTACCACACGATTTTGTGCTTCATATGCTTTTGGTGCATTGAATTTAATTTGATTGATTGTTTCTCTGTCAGAACCACCAGATGCTGGATCAGATGAAACAAAATTAATTGTTGTCACGCCTGCAATAGCATCTGCATATGTCAATGATTCAATATCATTGGCCGAAGAACCATTAGATACAAGATACTCAAGAACAACAATGTTGCCTGCATCTAACGCTACACCAAAAACACCATCGCCAAATTTAATTTCGAATTGACCATCTTCAGCTTCTTCAATATAATAAACTCTAGTTGTAGAAGTAACTTCAACTAAATTAGTAACTTTTGAAAATGTTCGTGTTGTGCTGTCAACTGAAGAATTTAAAACGCTAACAGTCAATGTTGATGTGTCAACAGTTGTGTTTGGAATTAAAAATCTTTGATCCGAATCATTCAGATTTACCGTATATCTTCTGTTAATATATCTTCCCTCTTTGAGAGTCATTGTTGCGCTATAAACACCACTTGTTGGCGATATGACAACTGCGCTAGTATTTAAGAAGTTGTGTGTGATACCATCAACAGATCCTGTGAAAGATGTATATGCTGGAATAGTTATGTTCACTGGAGAACTGGTAAGCGTCAATGTTGCAGTTCCACTAATAGTTGCAGATGTGACTGAACGTGGTGTATAGTTTAGAGACTTTGCTAAGTTAACAACAGAATTTCTTTTTTGTGCTGTTGGCAAGAATGCTTCAGCGGCTACCATGTTTAGGTAGAATGAATTATAGTATGTATTATACGCTAACAAGTCAAGCAAAACGTTAAGTCCAGAACCCTCAAAGTTATAATCTCTGAATTGATCTTGTGCTTGCAAATAAGATTTAAAGTTAGTTTTGATCCCTTGAAAATCTAATGCATCTAGTTTTAAATTATTATCGGATGCCATTATGCTGTCCTTTTGACTGTTGTCGTTATACTTGAAATAATATTTGTATTTTTTATTCTATATCTAATTTGTAAAGAAACTCCATCATCGTTAAATGTAGGTTCAATTTCAACAACATCAATCCTAGATTCATAATTTGTAAGTGCTTCATACACACTATCTATCATACTACTTTTAGTAAAAACATCTGGATTAGAAAATAAAAAATTAGAAATCGTGCATCCATATTCAGGATAAAATGGCTTTCTACCCCTAGGAGTTGTAATCAGATTTATTATTGAACGTTTAATGGCTAAATCATCTAGAATAGGACGAACGTCACCACTCACAGGATGAGGGGTGAAATCTAATGAAAGGTCTTTGTAAAAATTTAAAGTAGCCATTTTTTCTTTTATTTATATCTGTTATTCTGCCGTTTTAACGTCTTGGATTTCTTTTCTGCGTTCTTTAGCCGCTTTTGTGAACTCTGCTAGTGCTTTTCTTGCTCTAGTACCAGCGGCTTTGTTGCCTTTTTCATCAAACTTTGCATTCTCTGCAAGATATGATTCAAATAAATTTACTAAGTTTTCGTGATTTGTCATTATTATTTCCTTATAAAATGTTGACATTTGCTTGACAGTATGTTATATTACTGTGTAGACTGTGATTTTAGATATATTAAGGTGGAGGTAGTGGAAGAGTCTTAGCAACAGCAATTTCAGCGTCTTGCAGTACATTTTTATCTTCTAGTGCTTTTATTCTTGAAAGCAATGCATTGAGCGTAGTGGTGTTTGCACTATCAGAAAGAATTAAATTAGTTTTTCCATTCAACGTTAAGTTTGTATCTGCTGAAATTTTAATTGATGCATTGTTCACATCCCATAAAACATCGTTTTTATTAACAACGTTAGCAAAGTTTCTAGTCAAACTTGATGGCGTACCAAAATATTCAGAAGCCGCTTCTGGGATTGCAGGAAGATATCCTAAAATCGCAGGCTCTTGTGCAGACAATGAATCTAAGAAAAATCCAAAAACCCATTCACCAATTCTAGGTGTTCCATAAAGGTTTGGAGTGTTTAGGGGATGAATAGTTAGTGCCCATGGCAAGTCTTCAGATGGAACTAAATTAGTTGACTTTGCAGGATGATAGCCAAAGCATCTTACTCTGCATCTACCCAGCGTCAAAGGATCGTTGATATCTTCAACAATTCCAATCCACCAGATAAACCCATCATGTCCTAAAAAATTTCTCATCAATTATCCCACATTTTTAAAGTATTGGATTTGTCTCTCTTGGTCTGCAACCCATTCGTCTGATGGCTTGCCTTCGCCTTTATAATAGCGCAATGGCTTACCTGTCTTCTTAGAGACTAACGCCCATCTGCCATCTACTTGCTTGAGTGTCTCAATCAATTCTGGACCAAAAACTTCTTCTTCCCACTCTTCAGTTGAAAGTGTGGTGCCTTGTATAAACTCTTTAAATTTTTTCATAGTCTGTCTAATTCTGATGTGTCTACTGCGCCCGGAGGAACATTATCTTTAATCCAAGTCAGTAATTGTTTTTTCACATCAAGTTCTTTCTTAGCAGGTTTTCCTGGTTCTTTAAGTACCAAATACTTGAAGTCTTTAATGACAGGATTACCCTTCTTATCTTTATATGCTTTACCCGTTTGCGGATCAATAATAAAGATTGTATTCTCTGGATTATTTAGAATGACATAAACGCCGCCTTGAACAGATGGTGGCATAGATGTTGACACTAAGTTATATACAGTCTGTGCCGCACCTGCATGAGTAGCAAGCAGAATGTCTTCTGGCACAACTCTTGCTCTTGATTTATTATTCTTGATTGCAATCTGATAGTTAGTCAGAACCCATGATACGTGAATGTTTTTTGGTTCATATCCAGCGGCAAACAGTTTCGGCAAAACATCTGTCATGTCGGACACTTCTTTGAATGTGCTGTCAAAAATAAGATTTGGCAATTGCCCTTTCTCAGCGCCAGCAAGCATCAAGTCTAACGTCTTGTTCTTTACGTCAGTTGCACGAATGAGAACGTGTAAAATGTAAACATGCGTTGGAGTTTTCAAATCCAATTGACCCATCTTTAAATTCTTGTCAGTCAATTCTCTTTGAATAAGTTCTTTATCTTTCTCAGAAATTTTGTCGCCATACTTGGCAAGCAAATCTTGGGTTGTGAATTTGCCAAGTGCATCTAGCTTTTGAAATGCAATCTTCAATTCATCAACGTCACGTATTTTAAACTCGGAGCCTTGCATGAAGTGTTTGATTGCAAAGCCTTTACCCGAACCTGCACCACCAGCAAGAAACACAATCTGCCCGTACTTTGCGCCATTGTTATAGAGAATTTGTTTCTCTACAAGTTGACTTGCTTTGTAGTCTTTTAAATCTACATACTCTGAAAATTTGAGTTTCATGGTATCCTTTTATTTCCTAGTGCAGTTTTGATAGATGCTTTAATGTCTTCAAATGTGTCATCAAATTCTGTGTGCTTATCAAAATTTAATGGAGATGAACCTCTGCTTAAATGCATTGTTTTTACATACTGCGTTGATGACATTGCATGTATTACTGTCGTGACAAGATATTTACCAGAGTAAACTGGATCAAGTTCAGGAAATGCTGATTGCGGATTTAACATAACAGAAATTTGACTTGGTGTTGCAAAGTTTACTACGTTACCAACGCCAATCGTATTTGTGCCGCCTTGAATGTCTACAGAAATTTTAAACATGCTTTTTGAGAGTTGTCCATAGATGTGATTGCCTAACCAAGATTCTCTATTGGCAGACTCATTGATACTTGAAAGAATTAATTTTCGTCCAGGTGTTTCATTTTGAACATCATTATATGTATTGAAGATGTTCAATGTACTAAACAATTTATTTGAATAAAAATCTTGCGTTTCGTCTTTATCATCTGCATAGTTTATTTTTTGAACTTTATAGCTTCTTTTAATCGGGTTAATTGACGATATCGTACTGTTATAAAATCCTAATAACATGCCATTCATATGATTGAAATTTTCTAATCTTTCATATCTAGAAGCACGAATTGTAGCACCCTCAAAGGTTGCACTAATTTTTGGTGCAAACACAATTGTTTTTGCTGGAACATTTTCTGCATCTTTTATTAGTTTTTCTACACTACCAAAATAATGAGTAGCTGTAAATGGTGTTCCGTTTGGATAATTACCATAAACTGGAACGAATCGTTCAAAAAATACAAAATACTTATCTTTAGTGCATGATCTTTGTGCTAGATAGTCAATTACTTTGTGTGGAGGAACGCCAGTACTAATGAATGGAGTTGTTAAAGTTATTTTTGGATCTTCAGTTATTAAGTCATTCAGACTCATTTCTTTATAAATTGAGGCGACAGCTTCCAAAACTGTAGCATTTTTATAACTTTTAAACAAGTTTTTCTTCAATGAGTTAACAGCCGATTTTGATGTGAAAAATATATCAAACTTACTTATCAAACTCAATGGTGAAACTGAATTCTTTGAAATTCTATGTACAATTAAATCTTCTCTCCAAATAATGATATCATCACTATTTGGTTTGCACATTTTCAACATAAGAGTTTCACCACCATGAATTACGAACTTCTCTAAGCCGCCTGCGCTATCAGTAATTGACAATTGCCCACTAATGCTTGACGTAAAAAGACTTTCTTCTACGACTAAATTTGAAAAGTAACCTTTGATATCAATTTGATTTCCATCGTTCATCATCAACATAATTTTTTTAACTTCAAATGTACCACCAACATTATTTGGAACATTAGAGTCTTTTCTTATCTCAACTTTGTTGTCAGTTAATTGACTATTAGACGAACCAGAAATTGACGAATCATTGCTTTCTTTAAGTCTATTGAAGGTGTTTGGTTGTAAAATTGCCATTTTATCTCACTGGTTTGTATAATAACGATTTTAACTCTGACTGAATTGCGCCAATTATACCTGACCTGATAAGTTTAATTTTTGATTTATTGTTATTTGCTCTCAGTTCGTACTCGTATATTGTCTCAGAACTTCTTGTTGAAGCACTCAATGAATTGTATGTTGTTAAGTCAATAATATCTTTGCTGGCATTGTAATAATATTTTACTGTAGACAATGTGGTTGCAATACTGCCATATTTTTCAATTAAATATTGTTCAAAGTCTACGCTATTTCTAGGCCACTCATCATAAATGTTATAAATTTCATTTGTCAATAGAATAACCCAATCTAAATTTGAGTCGCCATAAAATTTATATGCAATATAGTCGGGTCTTTCTCCCTCTTTAACAACATATGGGTTGAAAGAGATGCCTCGATAGTCTTTCAAAAAACTTTTAATTTTAGTAGACTGCGTTATGTCAATTGCTCTTAGGTAATCGTATTCGTTTACCTTGTATGCTATTTTTGGGTATAGAGTAAATATGCTCATTATAGTATTACCGAGTTCTGGTCATATTGTTGATAAGCCTTAGTTGCAGTAATAAGAACAGCTTCTCTTAGTGAA